GGAGCTATATAGAACAAAACCCAAGCATGGTAGCCGAAACAAATCGTCCGGGTCAAACTGGTGGTTTGTACGAGCAAATCATCCGAGGCCAGGTAGCTCAGCCCTCAGAATTCTTCACGCCGCAGCAATTCCTAGATAGACAGATCTCGCAGGCAAGCCAAGCAGCGACACAAACTACAAATCAACCAACAACACAAACGACGAATCAAGCGACGACCCAAACTACAAATCAACCAATAACACAAACGACGACCCAAACTACAAATCAACCAATAACACAAACACCGACCCAAACTACAAATCAGCCCAAGCAACAAACAACTCAAGTTTTTAGTGCTCCTAAAGCTTCATCAGTTATTCAAGGCGGCGTGGGTCAAGGCGAGGCTAACCGTCTGCAAAACATCGCGAAAGAAGCAGGTCTTTCTACCAAAGACGTTGTAGCTAAGGCAGGTGTAAACAACCTCAACACTGCAGCTGACGTTAAGAAAGTCCTCTCGTTCATCGAGAGCAGAGCTAAGAAATAAGCTAAGCACACACGCAGGCCCCACTAAGGTGGGGCTTTTTCATGTAAGCTTACGCAGGATATAAGCTCGTGCAAAACTGTGCTCACAGAGTACTGTTTACAAATAGAAAAGAACAATAAGCTGCTTGAGCTTTCTGTAACAGCAAATGATGCCGGCCACGCGCAGGCTCAAGCGAAAGATATTATGCGAGCGTTCTGTGCTGAAAAAACAAGATTAACTTACAAAAAGATAACAGAAAGCTATTTAAGTGAGCTGTTCAAAAAGTTAGCGTACAACGAATATAATCACAAAGAGTGCTCGCTGTGGACAAATAAATTCTGCAACGGATCCCCAGTGATCTATGCCCTAGGGACAAAATACTATGTGCGTCCTCTAATACTGGATTACTTAGAAATAACTAAGGATCAAGTTGTAACACCTACATGTGGAGACAAACACTGTATAAATCCATTTCACAATTCCTACAAAAAGTCAAAGGCGGCGAAACTGACTGGCGCTGACCTGAATTTGGCGCTAGCCTTCGCTGGCCAGGGCGTCCCTGTAAGGGAGATAGCCAAGGCACTCAAAGTCCATCGCTCAACGATTTACCGAACTCTCAAAAATGAACGTCTTTATTCTGGGTCTTCAAGTCAAGGACAAACCTCTTGAGGCAGAAGGCACCATCAACCTGGTAGCAGAATCACTTCCTGCGACCGATAAAAAGATTGCTACCAAAGTTTCTTTGGTACAAAAGGCTGATCACTACGTCGGAAAACTTCTCAACTCACTGTCAGAGGGAGACACTTTCTTGGCGATCGGGCCTACAAAAGCTGATCCCGATGGACTTTTAAAGATGCAACCGATGTTGGTTGTCACCAGAGAAAACTGGGATGACCTCCTGGCAATCAATCTGTTTATTGCCACAGGTGGCTTAGGTCCCAAAACAGAGGAAACTCAGTTGGGCGACAACACCGTCACAAACCGATCACTCGCCTGGCAAGACGAAAATCAAGAAACGAACTGGCTGAAAGTTACCTGTTGGAACGAGCTTTCAACTCAGCTCGCCGACCTTCCCGCAGGCACACCGACTATCGCTGTAGGAAAAGTCTCGACCTCAGAAAAAGAAGATCGGACTTACCTGAACTACGGCGTCGACAAAATCCTGTACCTCCCACGCTCGACTAAAACCGCTCCTAAAAAAGCTGCTGATCCTGAAAAAGGTCGCGTTTCTCCTGCTGCTATTGGTTCTCTCGACTTCTCTCTCTGATTAACCATGGTCTTCATTGCTGGCAAATTTTCGGCTGATGAAATCCTCTGTCAGATTCCGCCGCACACGCTCCGCATCGATCTTCAAGCGCGTCGTTGGAAATCCGATAACGATCCTGACGCTGCCATCACGGACTCGAACGATAACGGTATACCGATTGAGTTCATCCTTCTTGGCTTCACACCGTACTTCGGAAACCTCGGCATGCGATCGCATGAAGAGTTTATTCGTATTAGTTACATTGGTGTCACACCTTCTCATCGTCTGCTTCCTCCACGCTGTGTATGCACAAGCATCATTAGTGGGAAGTCGAGTCAGAAGAACTTTATTTCGTACTTCCAGACGCTGTACAACAACCGTATTAACGTCGGTGAGGTAATCACCAGCACACGGTTTGTCACCAAGTCGTTTAACGAACGCGACCCCTTTACGGGTGCAGACGGTGCGAAAATCAACTACAACGCACTAGAGTTCAAGGATCGACCTGCGCAAAATGATGAGGAAAAGAAACTCATCGATGATATTTCAGCGTGGCTTGAGAGTGATGGAGGAGAGCTGGTATCAGCTGCACTTCGTTCTTCTATCCCCGGTGCTCATCTGGTTGAGCTACCTCTGGGAGAAGATCATGCTCGGATCAAAGAAGCTTTTATCGAACAGAACCCGAAACGTTTAGAGGGTCAAAACGAAGCTTCCCTGCAGTCTCTCCCCCCAGGCGCATCTGAGCCTGGCGCAAAGAAAGCAGCAAGTGAACCACCCACGGGGAAGAAGGCTTCTGGCGAAAAGGAGCTGAGCGAGGAGCAGAAAGCTGCGCTGAAAGCCGCAGGGCTCGATTTCTGAGCTAGACTCTGATCGAATGTTTCATACGAGGACGCCTTGCCAGCGTCCTTTTTTTTGTCTATTGAGTCTTACAGCTCAAGGAGGTCACCAAAAGATGGCAGGTTGACACCGTAGAGCAAACAATACTTCACTACATTCTCCAGAATACGACCGCGTAACAAGTAATTAGCATACATTAACTCAAGGAGCTCACGAGCATCTTTTTTATCAAGTTTATCGATACCATCCAGAAAGGACCTGAGAGCAAAATCTTGCTCTAAAGTCAAATGAGATCGAAGTTTACTGACGACTTCTTTTGAATCCATGAGTTTTTACCAAGTTCCTAAATTCATCTTTTCTCCGCTGGCTCAATCAGAAGTCTGTACAGGGACAATTTTACTGCCTTCTGATTTTAGTGGTGAACTAGAAAAACAGATTAAAGCTGCTGGTGCTCATGAAATAATTACAAATAAATCTGAAAGCAACCTGCTCGATCCTGATTGGTGGGAATCCCATAGGGACAAAGTAGACTGGGTAATCGCCATAACACAAGGATTAAAAGAGTACACAACGTGGATAGCAGAGTGTGGTTTAGACATCGCATCGAAAGGGGTCTGTCTGCTGGATCGACTGACCTTCCTAGAGCCCACGCGCAATCGTGAAGCGTTCTTACAGGAAGCATCCCTAGTAAATATGAAGATTCTAAGCCCAAGACCAGCATTCCGTGCGGATGGTAAGCAACTAAAAGACTCTGTGACTTCAGCGTGGTTCACATTTAAAAAACCAGGAGAAGCTCAAGTCAGTACAACCATCGATTACGAAGTAGGCTGGCTGCACCCGAAAAACCTAAAACGGTGAGCAAGCGACTGTTTTCGGCACTGAACCAACTGATCACGCTCCAACAGGAGCAGAACCTCAAACTAGATCAGATCACAGCACTCTTGATAAGCACACAGTTGCTCACAGAATGTGTTGACTATCAAGGCAAAACACGAACACCGGAGGAGTGTGCCGACATCACGGTCGAAGGATTCTCGGCGGCTCTGTGCCTTATGAGCGAGCTAGATCAACGCAACAGAGACTATCAGTATCAGAAACAAGAGTTCTTCCTCGATGATGAGGAAGAGGACGACGAAGACGAAGAAGATTGATTAAACAAGGATTAAACTAAATTAAATTGACACATCTCCAGTGTCCGACACACGCGTAACAGTTAATGGACTTCGTCATTACATCTGTAATGGTGTACCAAAACCATTACCTTCAGTAACTTCTATTCTGAGCGCCACGCAGTCTGAGCAGACCCGTAAGAAGCTGGCTCACTGGAATCTGATGAACCCCGGAATGGCGGATCAGGCTGCGGAAAGGGGAACCTGGATTCACAATAGTGTTGAAAATTATTTAAAAGGTTTAAGAGTCATACCTCCAGAAAGTTACAGACTTTATTGGGAGGGCATGCCGGAGCTGCTCGATAATCTCCTGGAAGGCGGAAGAGTTCTGTGGTCTGAAAAACCTTTCAATCAACCTAAGTGGTCTAGATACGTAGGTGACGATGGAGTAGGAAGAATTCATTATTACGACGAGACAACAGGTTATGGTTATGCAGGCTGCTGTGACCTCATCTACATGAACGAGAATGCACAGATAATTCTGGCTGACTTCAAAACCAGTAATGGCCCCTACGCAGCTAGGTTCCCCAGGAAAGGGCAGGACATCGACGAGAAAACAAAAAAAGCACTTATCTCAGGAGTTTTCAAGGTTAAAAAAACTAGGCTTCAGTTAGCTGCGTATAAAGCCGCTGCTGAAAGTTGCCTGGGTATAAAGATCGACAAAACTCAGATTATTGTCACTACAGCAATAAAACAATTCAACACGCAGATATTTACGTTCGGCCCAGAAGAAATAGAGAAAGACGAAGAAAATTGGTTCGAAGTTGTAAAACAGTACTACGAAGCAGCCCCGACAAAGTAGACTCAGATACTCCCACGAGCCAGGCTGGGGTTGGGTTCTTAAGAATCCCTTTCTGGTTCAGCCCGAAAATTTAGGTCATACTGGAGACACCCTGCGACAAACCATGAAGTTCATCTGCTCCATAAACAAGGTTGTCGCAGAGCACGTTCACCCTAAGACAGGTAAGATTGCAGCAGGTGGTAACTTTGCTGCGTTTAACGCGAACTGGATTCCCTCAGAAACCTCTGTAAGCGAATTAAAATTTGAGCTAGAGCAAGGTTATGGCTTATGTGCGTGGCATTTGCTTGATGGTAAAAGGCAATCGGAAAGTACGGGTGTCATAAAAGCAGGCTTAATAATTGTCGATATTGATAACCAAGCAGACGGTAAAGATAAAGACGGAAACAAAATTCAGAAGCAGGAATTAACACCAGAGCAAGCTCTAGAACTAGACATCTGCAAGAAGTATCTTACTCTTGCTTATTACTCACCATCTACATCTGAATCCTGGCCGCGATTCCGATTGGTGTTTGGTTTAGAGACTCCAATTATTGATGGTGAGTTCTACAAATTCTTAACTCAAAAAATTTACAAAGAGATTCCTGGCTCAGACATTCGGGCAACAACAGT